ATTTCATTTGCCATCAAAACACAATCATGAAAATATGATAAGCTTCGATTAACCATAAACGGTTGATATGCTTTTTCTGCAATATCATCAACCATAATATTAGATTTATTATAGGTAATATCTGTTACAAATTCAAACGGATTCATTACGACTCACACTCCAATTTTCGACTCCGCCGATATAGTTTTCATAATCAAGTTCGGCTTCAATATCTCTTTTTTGAAGTTCTAATGTTGGAACTTTATTTAAATGTGTGTTATGCCAATAAACCTGAGGAACTGTTCTATGGCCTTCATTTTTTAAAAACTCTTTAGCAAATAAATCATAGCTTACATTAACCTCTCTAAAATCATAACCCCATTCTACGAGTTTCTTTTTCATCTCGTGACAATAATAACAGTCTTCTTGAGTATATAAAGTTAATTTAATTAAATTTGACATTTGCCATTACCTCCGTTAAACATGCAACTACATTTAGCTCATGGTCTGCAACAAATGCATGTTTATATTGATAATCAGCAAGAATCAATACCAATTGAGGAATTGATTGCGGCTCAATATAAGTATTTGCATTATCGTATAAACCACGAAATATCGCGCTTGCATCTGTATCTATATTGTTAACAACCCACTTACGCATTTCTTTAAAGTTTTTATCTTTTAAGTGAGTAACCAATTGATCAATGGTTCCACCACTAGAGCTAGAAACAGCGCTAGCCATATTCCCCAAAACAGCACGTCTTTGAAGTTCATTGAGGACTCTTCGCCAATCTGGCGCATGCTTTGAAATAATTGGTAATAAGTCTTTTTTATCATAAGTAACTCCTTCTTTATCAAGAATACTACATGACCGCTCAAACATTTGCTGCATGAGAATTGCCATGTCTTTTTTAGAAGTATTAAACTCATATACACCGCAACGAGAATGTAATGGTTGAATAATACGATTCTTAAAATTACACGTAAGAATGAATCTACAATTATTTGAAAATTCTTCGATAAAACCGCGAAGAGCCGGTTGCGTTGACTGTGGATTAAGATAATCTGCTTCGTCTAAGATAACAACTTTAACGCCACCTTGTAGCGAAATAGATGAAGCAAATTGTTTAATTTTACCACGCAGGGTATCGATATTGCCATCTTCAGAACCGTTGATTATAATCCAATCTAGATTCATAAGATTACAAAGTGCTTTAGCAACGGTAGTTTTACCGGTGCCGGCTGTACCACTGAACAGCATATTTGGTAAATCACCAGATTGAAATATTTTATGAAAAGTAGTTTTAAGATCTACTGATAATATGCAATCTTCGATTGTTTGTGGTCGATATTTTTCGACCCATAAAAAGTCATTTGACATTCACGTTCTCCATAATAAAATAAAAGTGAGGGATTAACCATGATCCCTCGCGCGTTTATTAAGTAACGACCCTTTAAGCATCAGATTCTGCTTCAGCTTGTTCCATAGCCTCTTCTTGTTCGACTTGTTCACATAACTGAATAATCTGTATAGCTTGATCGCGAAGTCCACCAATAGTTGATAGTTCTTCACCTTTAATAGCACCACGTTGAGTCATTGCATCAATAACTGCAATCATCGATCTGGCAGTTCTATTTGATACATCACGTAGTTGAGTTTTAGTTTCTGACATTATTTACGCTCCGAAGGTAGATGTTTTTTCAAGTGCAATCCAATACTTAACGTCTAGACTAGTATGACTGAATTGCGAGATTAATTTCTTAGAGATTTCAACAGTATAATCACCTGGTAAAATCTTTAAGTTATTTGTACTCAAAATAAAATTAAACGTGGCATCATTATCAAATTCTCCATCGATATCAATCGAGAAAGCATTTGATGTCATGTTTTGAGAATCAACCACAGAAAGACTGAGTACACCATCTTTTCCAGAAATAGAAATTTCACTATGACCAAGAGTTGAAGCTGCTTTTTTAAGGCGATTCAATGTATCATTAGTCAAAACAAACTTCACATTAGTTTCTGGCATTGTGATGTCTTTTTGCGGTGTTGTTAAAGTATCTTCTGATGAATAGAAATACTTTACTTTTGATCGTCCGGTAGAATCATTAACAACCACATATTCGTCTTCAAATTTAAGACGTGGTGTGTCAACAAGACTAAGAACGCCCATGAATTCATTTAGATCATAAATACCAAAATCTTTAGGGAAGTTTGCATCAACGACTGCAGTTGATAGTACAGTCCTTGCTTCACTAATAGTTTTAAGTACATTACCTGAACGAATCATCATGTTAGGATTAATGCCTGAATAATTTTTTAAGACATTAAGAGTATTTTCACTTAGTTCCATAATAAACCTCTGTTGTTTGAATAATATGTATATTATACCATGTTTTAAATAGTTTGTACATAACTATTTTATCTTTGAGAAATTCTTTTCTTTAATAAATTCGATTTTATTATCAAATTTACCATCTAGAATTTCACCTTTATGTGAAATGATAAAGACATTAGTATCTTCATCAAGTGTATAGAGAATCTTAATTAGATTATCTACGCCATCGTGATCTAAAGAAGAATCAAAAGTTTCATCTAACATTAACAAATTAGTCGAAACTGAATTCTTCATTTTTGCAATTTGTCTCCATGTAAACAATAAAGCCAAATCGATTCTTTGCTTTTCACCTTCAGAAAATGATTCATATACAAATTGATCTCTATGTCTTGAGCGAATAGTCTCATTAAATTCTTCATCTAAATCAAAATGTACATAAAAATCTAAAACCTGTAAATACTTGTTTATGAGTTGATTCATAACTGGTAAATATTGTTTAATAATTTTAGTCTTAATACCAGTATCTTTTAACATTTCTGCAATTGCTAATTTATATTGATATTCTTCATTCTTTTTTATTTTAGAATCATTATAGCCTTGCAATTCATCTTTAATATCTGAAAGATCTTTATTTGCTTTTTGTAAATCAGCCGAAACATCTTTTTCTAAAAATTTTTGATATTCACTAATGTCTTTTTGAAGTTTTGAAATTTCTTTTGAATTAGAAGTAAGTTTATGCATTTTATCACGAAGTGTTGAAAGCACACTAGTTTGTGTTTTAATCTTCGATTCTACGCCTTGTCCCTCAATGCCTATTTCTTTAAGTGCAATTTTTCCTTTATCATGAGTTTCTTGTGTTGATTTTAAAATCTCATGTTTATGTCCGTCAGAAATAGCTTGATCGCATACGGGACACGAAGCATTTTCATTAAAAAATTTTATTCTTTTACTAATATCTCGAATAGTTGTTTGTTTATCTTGACTTTGAAGAAGCAAATCTTGTTTTTTATCTTGTAAAGATTTTAATTCTTCTTCAGCTTCTGATACAGATTCATCTAAACCAATACTAATATCACTATTTTCGGTTTGTAAATTATCAATAAGTTTTTGAGATGACGATATTCTTGATTCATAATTTTTTCTATTTTCTTCTGTTAATAACGATACATCAGAAATATACTTTTTTTGTGTTTCAATTTTATTTTTAACAATATCAATTTGATAAGTTATATCTTTAAGCTCATCTTTTATAATACTTGATTCTTCTCTTAAAATTTGATTCATTCGTGAGAATACACCAATATCAAGCAAATCTTCAATAACTGCACGTCTTTTATATGGATTTAATTGCATAAAAGGAGTAAAATTAGAAGAACCTAAAACTACTACTTGATGAAATGATTTATGGTTTAATTTAAGAATATTTTGCTCTAAAATACGTTGATATTCTTTTGCATGAGATGATTGATTAATCATTTCGCCATTTTTATAGATTTCAAATTTAAATGGTTTATCACCACGAATTACTTTAAATTCTGCCGTACCAACAGTAAAATCAACTTCAACATGACTGTTTTTACCATTAATGGAATTAATCAACTGCATTTTACTAATATTTCTATGTGCTCTACCAAAAAGAGCAAACGATAAAGCATCTAAAACAGTAGATTTTCCTGAACCATTTTGTCCTACAATCAAAGTAGTTTTATGCCTAGTAAGGTCTATTTCAGTAAAATTATTGCCAGTTGATAAAAAGTTTTTATATTTTATTTTAGTAAATTTAATCATACAAGTTCCAAAGCTTGGGCTTGAGTCATTAGATCTCTCATCATAGATTTAATTTTATCTTTATCGAGATCTGTTTCAACACCGTCAACATAATCATCCATTAATTGGGGAGTATCATCAACTTCAAGCCCTTCATCATTTACGTTTGCGCCAATAAATTCATTAAAGTTTTCTGAAATTTTAAGATCGTAAATATCCTGCGATTGTATTCTATCAATAAATTGATCAAATGCAAAAGTATCAGATCTTTCAACTACTACTACTTTAACAAACTTTTTACTTAATTTTTT